TAAGAGAATGAATATCAACGGTAAGATCTACATTTGTAAATATGAAATGATTTTATTGGGAACTACTTACATTGAGAAAGATAAGAAGAAAGGAGTTTATAACTTCTACTTTCCACAAGATGCACCGAATAATGTTTATGTATTGGGTGTTGCAATGCCAATAGATTTATTAGATGCTTATGTTGCAGGTAGAATGTCAAATTTAGCAAATAGTGTAGCTCAAGGTGTTCTGAAAAAGAAATTACCAGATATTGAAATTGGCGATAAATAATGTCTGAAGTATTTGAACTAACTAAAGAAGATATTGTCGATGAATTAGATAAATTAGATTCTAATGAGTCGGCAAGGCTCAAAGAGTTATTCCAGAAACACTATACCGGATTTTGGGAGTTCCAGAAGTACATGGATGATTCTGAAGACTCTGGATATTCTGATGAGCAGATGGATGTTAAGCTGATTGCCTATGCTATGTATCTACTTATTTGGGGGTATATCCGAATATTAGTTGTATCGATGCCAACAAGAAGGCGTAAATCTCACGCTGCGAATGATGCGATAAAATATAAGATAGGGTTTATGCCAACAAGGTCTAATTCACGATACAGTTATTCAGGAGATTTAGTTAAACATCACTCGAAGATAATAAGACGTGATATCCAAAGCGATAAATACAGAACCGTGTTTCCTGAAATAAAGTTACGCTCAGATTCTAAGTCTGTTTGGGATTGGTCAGTAGAACAAGCAGTTGGAGACCCTACTTTCAGATGTGCAGGTATGGATGGTGCGTCAACTGGATTCGGAGTTAATGGTTTATCAATTATTGATGACTTGATAAAAGGTTTCAAGTCAGCTTTTTCTCCTACAGATGTTAGCAGTAGGAAAGATTTTATCTCTGGCTGTTTTGATACAAGAGAAGAAAAAGGATTAGGTAAATTATATACAGCTACGAGGTGGGCTGAGAATGATCCTACTGGAAATTTATTAAAGTATGCGAAGAAGATATTTAAGTTTGATGCGTACAATGAAGAGCTAACAGACGAGAACATCGAAAGATTCATAGAAAATATTTTATCTTCAGAACCGACAAAGAATGATGTTGTTTATATAAGTATACCAGCACTTAACAATAAAGGGCAAACGACCTGTCCATATAGCGATTTGAGAACTACTGAGTACTATCAAAACATAATGGATACTGAAATTAAAAAGGGCAATGCTCACTCATGGTATTCACTTTTTCAACAAGAACCACGCCCAAAAGGCTCAATGCTGTTTGATAACTTTAGCAATTGGTATTACATAAAAGATTTGGGGAAGAAACATTTTTCAGGTGGTGTTTCCCATCTTGACCCTGCAGGTAAGGGTAGTAATAATACTTGTTGCATAATAGGAAAAACTCTTGGAAATGATGTTTATGTTCTACCTCAAATGGTTTATACTCCAGAACAACCAAAGGTTTCTAAAGAGCTTTTAGTTGAATTTTTTAAACAAAACCATCTTCACTTCGGAAAGATTACAGGTGAGTCTAATGGTGGTGGAGATCAATATTGTGAAACGCTTAATGAAAGATTAGTTGAAGCAGAAGTTCCTGTTGAGTTTGATGATTATAATATTCTTGGAACTGACCAGAATAAAGAACTAAAGATATTTCTAAGCTCTGATTGGATTCTTTCTCATGTATGGTTACCTGCTGAACTTGATGAAGATGGCAATAGACAATACGAAGTTGACTCGCCAACTGATAGAGCAATAAAAGCCTTGACAAAATATGTTGGGAAGGTAGAGGGTTACTTTGTAAGAAATCAAGAAGATGACTTTCTTGATTGTTTGTGTGGTATAAAAGATATTGTGGCAGAAGAAGATAATAGTTTTAGCATTGGATATATATAGGAGAACCTATGGCAAAGAAGAAAGTTAAAAAAGTAGATATGAATAAGCGTACAGCACAGTTTAGAGAAACAAATCCGAATGAATTCAATGCATCAGAGTATGAGTATATTTACAAAGTCAATAGGACATCTGGAGAGATATCGCTTTATAAAGGTGGTAAGGAAATTCCAAATGATATTCAAACACAATTTGGAGGATTAGGTCAGCCAGACAATGTTATTAAACCACCATGGGACACGTATGAATTAGAGTGGTTATTAAAATATAATCACACACATAGACGTTGTATGGAGTTAAAGTCAACTCTCGTGGCAGGATTTGGATATGACTTTAGAAATAAAAACCATTCTAACTATCCAAAGCTTGAAGCATGGGCGAAGAAACCTAACTCTACGTTTGGAGATACACTTTCAAATATAGCAGTAAATGTTAAAAGACAGCATTGTAGTTTTGGATATGGACCACTAATAATTAAAAAAGCTTTTGATACAATACAAATGTTTGATGCTAAAAATACTAAATCAACCTTTGTTATTCCAAATTTTAGAAATGGTAGAAACGTAAACGGTATTCGTAAATATGTTCAACTTTCAAAAAACACAAATGAGAAAGTAGAATATTTCCCTTATAATGGCAATCCTAAACTTGGAAGAGATTACATGCATTGGTTTGGTTATAAAACTTTATCAAGTTCTTATTATCCTGAACCTGAATATTTACCTGCTAAAGATAAAATATATGAGGATATCTTCGTTGATAAAAATAATATTGATTTCTTCAAGAATCGTGCGATGGGAGATTTTGTAATATTATTTACAGGATCGAAACTTGATGGCAAAACTAAGAATCAAGTATCAAAAGATTTTAAACAAAACATGTCACAATTTGAAGGTGTTGGGAATCAACATAAAACAATGTACCTTCACTCTCCTGGCAAAGATGCAAAGATACAAGTTGTTGATATTTCCAAAAATGAAGACGGTCAATATTCAAAACGACAGTCTGCTTTAGAGGCTTCAATAGCAAGAGCATGGGGAATTACTCCATCACTTATATCACTTACTAAGAATGGAAGTGGTTTTGGTGGTGGTAGTGTAGCAATAGGAGATTTATTCCTTGAAAATCAAATAATGATTAGACCAGAGCAACGTGATTTTGAAGAAGCTATAAATCTTATACTTGAAAGTTTATTTGGGTTTGATCCACAAATTAAGTTTAGAACAATAGATACAAACAATCAAAAAGATATGGCAGTTATACTTACTCAAATAGTTTCATCTGGAACACCTATCTCTAAAATTGAAGCAAGAAGATATATCCACGAACATGGATTAATGGAATTAGAAAATCCAGAAACAATTCCAGAACAGGAAGATTTAATTGAACCGAACGAAAGAACACAAGTTGATAACGAAGGTAATATAAAACCAGATGGCGATACGGATTCTAATCAAGATGATATCAATTCGATAGACGAGGATAAATTTAGTGAGTAAGATAAATACCTTGACAAATTGTTTTTGTTTTAATAACGATAAAAAAGTAACGGAGGAGTTATGGCAAAAAGGAAATTAAAGAGATATAAAAAGTTAATTATATCTCACGATTGCTTAGTACCAAAAGGTGCAATGGAAGTTGAATCAGTTTTTAAAGAGGTTGATGGAATTACAGAATTTACTAAGATAAAATCTAAAGCTGTTTTCAAGCTGGATGATTCTGAACAAATGATATTTAATGTAATGGTTAAATGGAATGATCCAGATTCACAAGACTGGATTCTCGATGATGCAGGTGTAAGGCGTGATACTCTAATTGACTATCAAGCGAATGGAGACAAGGTTCTAAAGTTTACCCATAAAAAAGATGATGATGGCGAACCTTTTGATATTGATGCTCACGTTGTAGAAACCTACATAGTAAAAGAAAATGATCCTATATTTCCTGAGTATGTTGGTTCAATTGCACGTTCAGCATATTTTGCAGATGCAGATGAATATGATTTAATCAAAGAAATGGAATTTGAAACTTCAATTGAAGGTAAGGCTTTACTTGAAGAGTTTGAGATTGAAGAAGAAACAGTTAAAGATAAAACGAATAAAGCTATTCATAAAATTAAAGATCTCTTGAAAACTACATTTAAGTTTGAAGATGGTAAGCTAACTAAGAAAAGTTTTTTAACTATCCTCGAAGATGTGACAAAGGATTTTGATTCTGTTGTTGCAAACAATAAAAACACTGATGTTTATTTTGCTACTTCCGCATTACAAACAGCAGTATTTAATGCTGAATGGGATTATCTCTATAGTGGCACAAGTGATATCCCTGGATTCAAGAAAGAAGTTGGGAAGATGGTTAAACAATTTACAAAGTATATTAATGAAATGAGCTTTGAAGTAGTAACAAAGGACATAGTTACTGAAATAAAAAAAGGAGAAGAAGTTATGTTAGAAAAAGCCGAAGTGCAAAAGATGATTGACGATTCTTTAAAGACAGCTATTGGTCTTGAAGAAGGTCAAACAGTAGCAGATCTAATTAAAACTACTAGCGAAAAATCCCCTCCTGAGCTAGTGGTAAAAGATGCGGAAGGGAATGTGGTTAAAGACAAAGATGGCAAAGATGTTACTCTTGTTGGATTAGTTACTAAGATGGATGAGAGCTTTAGTGCGTTCAAAACAGAAGTCTCTACTTATATGACAGCGAATCCAGAGAAAGTACTTGACCCTGTAGATAACGTTGTTGAGAAAGAAGAAACTGACTCAGAACGCAAAGCCAAATTGGCAATGTAAGGGAGGAATAATGGAACTTACTAAAAAAGAATTACAAGCTCTCGCTATAACTGAACTTGCGATCAAAAGAACTATTGATGGCAGGGGAAAACCAGAAGAAGCAGTTAAGGAAAATTATATTAACAAGACTGCTGCCGAAGCATTACTATTCTTGGGATTAGACCCAATGACTAGTTATGGCAAACCTGTTTCTAAGGTTTATCAAGAGTATTACAATGTTGAAAAAGCTGTTGGTGATTTCTCTAGTTACTATCAGCATTTAACAAACTGGAATCGTAACGATCTAATTACTGGTTCAAGAGCAAAGGAATATTGGGATTTAGTTTTTAATTATTCTTCTGAGTTTATGAATAGAATTACAATTAAAAGCGGTGATGAATTAACTTATCCTCTTGATATTTATGCATCTATTGAAGAAAACTTTATTGATAGTTTAGCTGTTGGTTCTCAACCTACAGGTGCTCAACTTAAAGATCAA